AAAGTTTTGAATTGTATTTACTAGGTATGCAATTAGATTATAAGAACGATATATTTGGTGCCAACTTTGTATTCAATAACCCTAAAGCTAAATCTAGTTGTGGGTGTGGCACATCATTTAGTATTTAAGACCTAAATTCTTTTCAGTAAGTAACTTAAACTCCATATTATTATTTACACAATATGCTCTGGCTGCTTGCCATTTTGCCTTATTTTTAATATAGTTAAATGACTCACGCATAAATGCCTTTGTCTTTATTTTAGGTTTTTTAGGTTTAACAGTTTGTCTTGATGGTTTAATTTCAATCATATACTTTTTATTCTTTATTGTTTTAATGATGAAGTCTGGAAAGTATCTATGAAATTTCTTGTCTAATGGATTATAGTATCTGATAGGTAATTCTTCACTTGCCCAAACTAATACATCAGGATTTTGGTCGCAATAGTGCATAAACCTACGCTCTAATAGTGACCTATATACTATCATATTAGGGTTGCCTACGTATTTTCTAGGGTAAGTTGGTCTGTAAATTCCTTTGTAACTCTTTCTCATATATTACCTATAAATCATATAAATATTAGAAGTATTTATAAGAAGGACTTAAATATACAAATGACAAAATTATCAGAATTCATAAAAAATGGTGTAACAAACTTTGTTACCAACCCTACTTTTGGTGGAATATTTAACTTTAATCAACAAAATGACCAATCAAAAATGCCTAAGCAATTAGACATAAATAAATCACCATTTGAAATACCAAAAGCACCAATAGATGAAATAACAAAAGACCCTTTAGGTTTTGAAACTATACAATATCCAGCAGACCTTGGTAGTGCAGAACTAGGTCACTTCATACTATTTTTTACATTAACAAATAGAATGGTTAGTGATGAAGAAGCAAGTATGGATTTAGAATATTCAAAATCATTAGGTCTTAATACAGGTGATAATGCTGAAAAAATTTCAGTTACTATGAGTGAAGATTCAGGCACAACTTTACCTGGTCAAACAGGAGTGTATGGTAAATATACAAATAAAAGGAGAACTACTTTAAGAAGTCAATTTACAGATAGAGAAATTGATGGTAAAGCAATTGCCGTAAATAATGTTGATTTAACTAATACAACATTGGAAGCACCACAAGGTCAAATTGTAACTTCAGCGATTGCATTGTATATGCCTGCTGATGTTAAGGTATCATATAAGGCAGGTTGGGATACAGAAGCTGCTGAACTGGCAGGTGATATAGCAGAAGTAATTAAAGGTGTTAGGCAAGTAAGTGGTACAATGGCAATGTTTACAGAAGCAATAAAAGGTGGTTATGCAGCTGTTACAGGATATGTTAAACAAATTGGAGGTGAAGCATTATCAGCATTTGGAGGTGGTGACGCATTTAAATTAACATCAAAGGCATTTGGTATTGCAATTAACCCACGAAAAGAAATGTATTATGAAGGACCACAATTTAGACAATTTCAATATAGTTTTAGATTCTATCCTAGAAATAAAGAAGAAACAAAACGTGTTCAAAGCATAATTAAATTATTTAAATATCATATGCACCCAATAACAGATGATGAGTACTATGGTAGGATGTATAGAATACCATCTGAATTTGAAATACATTACCTATGTAAATCTGGTGTTAATGACAAGTTAAATAAAATATCAAGATGTGCTTTATCAGATTGTGATGTTACTTATAATCCAGAGGGCAATTGGAAAACTTTTGAAGATGACGCTCCTGTAAGTTATCAAGTAGATTTAACATTTAAAGAATTAGAATATATGACTAAACAAAAAATGAAAATGGGATTCTAATATGTATTTTTCTCAATTTCCAAAATTAGTTTATGATATAAAAGGCAATAACACTTATAAAGTTGTGCCTGATATATTCAGAAGAATAAAAGTAAAAAATAGAATAAAAAATAACGTACCATTGTTAGATAAGTATTCTGTAAAAGATGGTGAAACTCCTGAAGGTTTAGCATATAAAGTATATGGTAATTCAAATTATCATTGGATTATTTTATTGTTAAATGATATACAAAATATATATTACGATTGGCCACTCTCTAGTGTTGCATTTAATGAATTTGTTAATGACAAATATGATGATCCAGGTGCAGTACATCATTGGGAGAAAGTACAATCAAGTGGTAGACAAATAGGTGATGGACCTGAAGATTATTCTCATATGATAGAGTGCAATTCAACGGATACAGGAGCAGGTGCAGTTACTAATTTTGAATATGAAATGAGAATACAGAATAAGAAAAGACTAATTAAATTATTAGACACAAAATATCTTGGCACTTTTGTTGAAGAATTTAAAAGTTTGATAAAATAATGATATGGCATACGAAAATAGAATACAGCGTCCAGGCGATTATTATTTAACCAAAGCAGAAATATTATCCTATAAATTGGTTGATGGAGAAAAACCATTTACAGTAAATATTTTAAATTTAATTGCTACAGTAACACTAACTGAAAACATTGAGAATCCATTTCTGGAAGGTGTTATACAAGTATTAGACGCAAATGATATACGTACTATATTACCTATCACAGGTTTAGAAAGATTACATTTAAGATTTGGTTCTCCAGGTTCAACTGGAGTAGATTCCGTTGCTCCTACAGGTGATCCATTCTACATTTACAAAATAGAAACAGTTAAAGAAGACCAGAAAGCAAATAGAGCATTGTTGTATGATATACATTTTTGCTCAAAAGAAGCATACTATGATTCAATGAGAAAGGTATCAAAGGTCTATAAGGGTAGTCCTGAATTGGCAGTTGAGGATATAGTTAAAAATAAATTATTTCTTAATAGTAAAAAGAGATTGTTTGTTGAACCAACAAAAACTAAAACTAAAATGGTGATACCTAATTGTAGTCCAGTAAATGCAATTAGTTTATTAGCAAAGAAAAGTCAATCAAAAAAATATAAGAATTCAGGATATCTATTCTTTGAAACGCCAGAAGGATTCCATTATAGAAGTATTGAATCTTTATTGGCAGTAGATGGTGGTGCTGCTAGACCAGAAAAATGGTGGTATAGTCCGTCTATTAAAAATATACGTAATGAAAGGACTGGTGTGGTAGAGGTTTATAAAGGAATGCACCAAGTTGAAGATTGGCGATTAGATGATTCAGTTAATATACTGGACAATATAGGTTATGGTGCATATGCAAGTAAACTAATAGAATTTGATCCCTTTTATAAAACGATTGAGACCAATGAATATAATTATATCAAAGAATGGAACAAGCATTTTAATACAGAAACTAGTGAGGTACGCAGTCCTCATTATAATGAACCAATGCCATTACCTAAAGCAACGTTTGATGGTAATAAAAAATATATAGCAGAAGAATATGATTCAGCGGTACATCTTAAATCTTCTACATCAAATACTTATGGTATATCCTATGACAAAGATAGTCATAAAGATTTAACGCAACAATCTATATCTCAAAGAGGATTATTGCAACAAGGATTATTGTCATTAATTGTGCCAGGCAATGGTGAGATACACGCAGGAGATATTATACGTTTTGAATTGCCGTTATATATAACTGTAGGTGATTCACAACCAAGACGATTGAATCCACAATGGTCAGGACGATATTTGGTTGCCTCTATAAAACACGATATAGATACAGCTGTTAAAAGTTCCTATGAAATGACTATTAATGCTGTTAAACAAACGCCTGGACAGGCATATGCTAATGAGAGAGGCAGTTGGTCAGATAAAATACAAGGTTGGGGTACTTATGATATCTATAAATTGGATAAAAACATAGAGGCAAAAGCAAATAAGGCGAAAAACAAAAGATTAGTCAATAGGATGAAAAATTACTAAATGAGTCAATATTATGACAACAACTGAAAGACTCTCGGAGACTCGCAAATTTTTTAGGGTCGCTAACGCTAGACGTGTATGGAAACCATTACAGCAGGCCGAAGTAGAACATACGACAGGACATCACAGCAACTATGAGAACATATAGAGAACAACTAACAGCATTAGGGATTGACAATGTGAGTGGTATTGTGTATAGTGCAGGTCAACTGAGCGTACCACATCAAGGTCGCCAGGCATACTATGGCTGTACTCCGAAGCCACACAGCCATCCGACGGTATTCAATATGTTTCGGAAACTGTTATTAGGTAGTCTTTTACCTTTTACGCAAAGGGTCGCAAAGGGTACGCAAACGCACCTGCGTAAAGGCAATAGTTTACGCAGTATTCACACTCGCCTGCGTAAAGGTATTCTAAATAGTTTCATAATGCGTAAGTGCAACTGTTTAAAAGAAAAACAATATGGGAAATTCCAATGGCTGACTCAATAAATTTAAACTTTAATTTCTTTCACGGCGTTGTTGAAGATAGAAACGACCCAATGAAAGTTGGCCGAATAAGAGTGCGTTGTCTTGGCATACATACAGACAACAAAGAAGTTTTGCCTACAGAAGATTTACCTTGGGCGCAAGTGATACTGCCTGTTACAAGTCCTGCGATAAGCGGTCTTGGACACTCGCCGACTTTTTTGGTTGAAGGCAGTTGGGTCTTTGGTTATTTTAGAGATGGCGCAAACTGTCAGCAACCTTGCGTAATCGGTTCAATGCCAGGTTGGCCAATTGCTAAGGGCAATGCTTCAAAAGGTTTTGCCGACCCGAATGACATTTATCCTAAACATATAGGTGAGAGTGATGTCAATAGATTGGCGACCAACGATACTACGCCTCACGAACATTTAACCTTGCGTAAGTCTTCACGTGTAACAGGTATACCCACGGCCGACTTTAACGCAACCAAGGCAGCCAACTATTCTGATATACCTGCCAGCGATGGTGACACCTGGGATGAAAATGAAATCACCTATAACGCAATCTATCCTCATAACAAAGTTTATGAAAGTGAACAAGGGCATATTTTTGAAATAGACGATTCAGTTGGCACCGAAAGAATTTATCAGGCGCATAGAAAAGGCACCTCATATGAAATTGATCCTGACGGCAACATTACCTACCTTAACAAAAAAGATATTTACAGTATCACCACAGGTGACTCACGTTACAGTATTGGCGGCGTAAGTGACATTACTATAGATGGTCGCCATAAGATTTACATTAATAAGAAAGGCGAATCCAATAACAACTACGATATACAAATAGGGCCGAATGCAAACATCAACATACAAGTAGATAAAGGCAATATCAATCTGGTCACCGTAGATGGCAACATCAATGTCAATAGTGGTGGAGATTATAATTTGAAAGTCAAAGGCAATTACTCTAGTGTTATTGAAGGTTATAAATCAGAAATTATTGAAGGTACGAAGACATCAAGTACAACAGGCGCTGTCGTACACAAAGGGTCTACAATTGACTTAAACCCAGGCAGTATGCCAGGCCAGTAGTATATATATCAAACACGAAAATAAACCAAACAGAATCTCAAAAACGACCTATATAAAAAGGCATTTGTTAAATTAATTTAAATTTTTAAACTATAAATGCAATAACAGACTCAAGCATTATTCACACTTCCTTTTCCAGAAAAAAACGCCAGGATATAAATATCACTAGAAATGTCTATTACAAAACAATCATACGCCGACTTAAAAGAGTACTGGGATTTTCAACGCAAGATAGAATACAATAAAGAGAAACTTCGTGAAATGACTAAAGAAATGGTGGGTCGTGTTTACAATCAGTTTGGGATGATGGACGAAAAAGAACTCTTTGATTCTCTATGGACTAAACTTCCGCAAGAAGCATACGAAACACCTGCACCCCTTTGGATACCTGAAAACGAAACATACAGATTTGAATGGGAAGGCGAACCGAATAAACAGAAACAATTACCTTTACATAAGAAAGGCCGACCTGTTGTCTTACGTGCAAAAGGCAGTAAGTTAAATGATTTGTTTCCTGACGGTGATATTAGACATCCTTACGATAATGACTAGTGTATATGTCTTGTTAATTGTATTTGTTGTAATGGCAGTTATTCTTGGAAACTTATAAATTATATATATCTGTGTAGTGTCCGCAAGAATGCTCCAAGTACCTAGAGACCAACGACTCGGCGAATTTCAATATCTCTTTCCTTTCACGTAATTTTTATTCCACAAGTAAATATAATGTCCTTGTCTTTTATACGTAATAGTTAATGGTTTCCATCTATCGTGTAATCTCAACGTTTTTATATAGGCAATACAATATTCTGGTTCCCAATCTACAATTCTTACTCTATATGGTGATTTACTATATAACGCCTTTTGACAATAGACGATAAAGTCTACGTCAGCAAAGGTGTGACTATGATGGCTTGATTCTATGATGATTTTGTTTTTAGACGGTACAACCATTCTAAAGTTATATTTATAAGAGTTTAACAGGTTTGGCTGGTAATGTCAAGTCTGAAATTTTTTTTGAATCTTTCATTGCTAAGAGCGTGGGCGAGGCGTTATAAATAGTATTATAGGAGATTATGATATGGCAGACAAAAAGAATATAATGGAACACTTTGCTCAACGTGTGGCACAACAAGAAGATTCAGGTATCTATAGTGCAACCTATGACGCATTAGCAGTAGGCAAAGAAAAAGAAGATAGTGATAAATTTTTAGATGATATCGCAAACAACACACCCAACTCGGATCAATTCAAAGATAGAACACCAAAAAAGCACCTGCAAGAGCAGGTGATTAACATTAATAACTATGAACGATATTGGGACAATTCAACACCCACAGGTCACCAGATAAGAATTATCTGTCAAGATGATTCTACATTAACGT